TAGTAAAGTCGGAACTTTAAGATATAGAACATCTGGAAATAATAGCTATGTAGATATGTGTATGCAGACAGGTGCATCTACATATGCGTGGGTTAATATAGTAGCAAATAGTTGGTAATATGGGAAAAATGATGCAAGCTGACACGTTTCACGGTCAGACAATGTTTTTAAACTGGAGAGGATTTCACAGTAGCACAAGTAACGGTGTTTTATATGACAGTGGATGGAGTACTAATTTAACATATCCATACGCTACAATTATACCGCCATTTAAAGGCTGTGTTAATAAAATAAATGTAACAAATAATCCATACAGTAGTTACAATTCAGGCCCGACTGGGTCTTCTGCCACTGTAAGAGTTCTTGTAAACGGAAGCCAGCAAGACGAGATAACGGTATCTTACACACCTGGTACAGCTGGAGAGGTAATTAGTTTTGATTTTGGAGAAGACGTTGAGTTCGACGCTAACGATAGGATTCACTTGCAATTTCAAGCGAATGGTATTTGGAGATACATAAACGTAGGAATACAATTAAAAGAATTAGCTTAAAAATAAATATTATGATAAATTACATTTGGAACTGCAAGACAGTTGATGCTTACCCACAAGATGGAGAATACACAGACGTTGTGTATAACATACACTATTACGTATTAGGTGAAGATAGTGAAACCGCTTACCAAAGCGATTTAATTGGAACTCAAATATTAAACGTTAGTGACATAACAGGTTTTATACCTTTTGACGAACTAACAAACGAAGACGCGGTTGCCTGGTGCAAAGAAGCAATGGGTGAAGAACAAGTGGCTCAAATAGAAGCTACAATTGCAGCAGCTATTGAAGATCAAATAAACCCATCTTCAGTAACTCTTGTTATAGGAGAGTAAAAATCACTAAAATCAAGTGAGTATATAGAATATACCCGGCCAGGGAAATGGCAAACCAAATAGTAATTTAAAACCAAAACCAATGACACTATTTTACCAGACTCAATCGTGGAGTAGTCAACCACAAATAAGTGAAGAAACCATCAACCTTTGGAAGCATGTATCTGAAAAGAAACACTGGCGTATAGTTCAGCTACCAAACGGTTTCTACCAAACAGAATACCTAGATCTAAAAAAAGAAAATACTTGGATCGACGTAACGAGACGCGAAACCCTCGAAGGAGCTGAGCAAGCAATAGATGCATCAATATCGCACTATGAAAAAAAGCTTGGTTACTTACGCGGACCACAAGTCGTTAAAACCTTTGAATAAAATTATACAATACAATTAAATTAAATTAAATTATGACTGACAAAATTGTCAAAAATCTTAACTTTGGCCAAGATGCTAAGGATAAGGTGTTTAAAGGTATAGATAAATTAACAAAGGCTGTTAGCTCCACACTTGGGGCTAGCGGCCAATGTGTAATACTAGAAGATGATCAGGGTAAACCTGTCATTACAAAAGATGGTGTAACCGTAGCAAACGCTATTACACTGTTAGACCCAGTAGAAAATATGGGTGCTACGCTTCTAAAGGAAGCTGCTAGAAAAACTGTTCAAGAAGCTGGCGATGGAACAACAACGGCTACAGTACTAGCGCACTCAATTTTAACTGAAGCATATAAAAATATCGATAAAGATAATATACGTAATATTAAAAACGGTATAACAAGTGCTGTTGATAAAGTAATTAATTACTTAGAAAAAAAGGTTATTGCGGTAGAAGGTAGTATGCTAGACGATGTAGCTACTATTAGTTGTAACAACGATGCTGAGCTTGGCAAAATAATTGGTGATGCTTTTAAAGCTGCTGGTGAAAACGGTGTTGTTATAATGGAACCAACAACTGAGGACAAGACAGAGTTTGAACTTGTTGACGGTGTGCAGTACGAAAAAGGTTTAACAAACTCTCACTTTGTAACAAGCAAAGAAAAACGTATAGCAGAGCTTGATAACCCACTTGTGTTACTAATTGAGTCACCTATAGAATCTGTACGTAAGATTCAGTCGGTACTTGAATACGTAATTAAAAACAAAAAGCCTTTACTTATTATTGGTGATTTAGAAACCGAAGTGTTAGCTACACTAGCAATGAATAAGGTTAAAGGTAATATAAAAGTAAATGTAGTAAACGCACCTACGTACGGTATAAACAAAAAAGACACAATGTCTGATTTAGCTATGTTAACCGGTGCTACTGTTATCAATGAAGATCTTGGTGATGACTTAGATGTTATAAACCCAGACTTCCTAGGATCATGTTTTAAGAGCACAACTAGTGATACAGATACAATACTTCAAGTAGATACTTCTACTGACGAGATAAAGCATTTAATTAATTCAGTTAAAAAATTAATATCTAAAGCTAAAGCTCCCGGGGAAATTATAAGACTTGAAAAAAGATTAGCTAGACTATCAGCAAAAGTTGCAGTTGTAAAAATAGGGGCTAACTCAGAGATAGAGTTAAAAGAAAAATCAGATAGAGTCGAAGATGCTATCTGCGCTACTAAAGCCGCGGTAAAAGAAGGTATAGTATCTGGAGGTGGCATAGCTCTTCGCGATGCATCTAATAAAACCAAAGGTAAAAACGTTGGTGAAAAGATATTGCTAGAGGCTATTAAAGCTCCGTTTAAAACTATACTAAATAACGCTGGACTAGAAGAGGTTGGTACGCCCGAAGAAGGTATGGGTGTTAATGTAGTTACAGGTGAAACTGTTCACATGGTTGATACAGGGATTATAGATCCTTTACTTGTAACTAAAAGCGCACTCAAACACGCGGCTTCAGTGGCTACCACTATATTATCTACGGATTGTGTAATCAATAATTTAAGAGTTGGAGATGAAAGCAGTAGGTAGAAATATAATAATAAAAAAGAAAAAAGAAGACACCGTCAAAAAAACTGACGGTGGTCTTATGTTAACTGGTAAACAAAGAGTTGATATTCGTTATAAAGAAGCGACTATACTTCATTGTGGTGACGACGTTAAAGGTGTAGAAGAAGGTCAAACAATATTTTACGATAAAAACGCTAGCCACAGACTTGAAGTAGACAAAGAGGTTTTTTATGTTATACGAGATATAGACGTTGTAGTTGTGCTATGAGAATAGATGCTAGTGACATTAGGGATTTAAATCTTCTTAAACACTATCGTATAATACGTAAGTGGGCTTGTAAAAATAATGATTTAAACGATGCAGAGCTAGAGCTTTTAATATATTTAGACTGCATGGATATGTTTACTAGAAAAGATTTTGAAGACGGTACATATTCTTTTAGTTGGGATAATCGTAGATGGAATAAGCTTTTACAAAACGATTGGATTACGCTTTGGCGAAGAAACAATAGGACTACACAAAAGTATAATATATATAAAGTTTCTTTTAAAGGCAAACAACTAATATCAAGAGTATACAAAATAATGCTTGGTGAAGAGGATATACCTACTAGCACTAGGCGCAACAGTATAATGAAAGGCAAAAGCTATAGCGATAAAGTTTATTCATTTGCTATTAACAATGTCAATAAAGATAAAGAAAGATAATTATGGCTTTTAAATTACCAAAATCCTCACCTTTTAGACAAGAGGCAGATAAACCAAAAAACAGCTTTGCTGATAATAGTTTTTTTACAGATAATATGCGTAGCGGATTTGGAGCTGGTGAATATGGAACATTTTCAAACCCTTCGTTTGATCCACAAACGTATGCTTCAGAGGGTATGGGAGAAGGTATAGCTTCTGCTGGTGACGCTATTGCTGATGCTATTGCTCGTAAAAAAAGAGCAAAGGCAACTTCTGAAGACAGGCCTGATATGACAAACAAGCATAAAGTTGAAAAACCAAGAACTTTAAAAGAAGGTGCTAGTCCAGATTTAGATTCTAAAATACAAACCGCTAAATCTAGAGGTAATTTAAAAAGAGCTGCTAGACTAGAAGGTAGACAGGAAAGACGTATTGAAAGACAAACAGAAGGTGCTGACAGAGTTAAAGCTAGACAAACTAAAAAAACAGCTAAAGCTAAAACAAGGCAAGAAAATAAAACTAAAAAATCCATTGACACTAGTGTAGATGGTGGTAATTTACAAATGAAAAATGATTCTCCAAATAAATTTATGGGAGGTATTGCAGGGGCTGCTGGTCAAATAGGTGGAATCCCAGGGGGTATTATGAGTGGATTTCTAGAAAATAACACCGCATATCAAATGGCAATGGAGCGCAAGCAGGCTCAGCAAGCACCTCAAGCTCAGCAAGCAACTCAAGCTCAGCAAGCTGCTGCAGCTAGTGTTGTGGCTGGAGGAACAATGGGTACTGCAGCTCAAAATCCTATGACTGGAGGAGCTATGGATCAAGCAAACCCTTTTGAAGGTAAAACATTTCAAATTACTCCAGCTAACATGATGGGTGATGCCAAACCCGTGTTTGGTGAAAAAACTCAAGGTATGGCGGAAACTGCTTTTGGATCTGGTTTAGAACGACAAATGTCTATGCCTAATTCAGGTTCTGTTACACAAATGAGCGCTAAACAAGAAAAAGCATTTGGCCCAGGTAGCAAAGTATATGAAGGTGGTAACACAGCTATATACGAAGGTTTAAAAGCTGAAGATAGTTCACCAGCTGCTAGTTATGAAAATCCTAAAACTGTTATAGATGATTCTCACGGTTATGTAGCTAGAAAAGCAGCTGAAGCTTTTGGCCAGGTTGCTGAAAAACTTATTGAAAAGAAAAAAGGAGAAAAAGACGAAAACGAATAATAAAATAATTATGGATCACAATATAGGAAAATTACTTGGAAAACCTACACTAGAAGGACAAGTAGGAGAATCGCACGTTTGGGACGGGCCATTAGATACTACTGGTTTTCCAATGGGTAAAGGAAGCAGCTCTGGTATTACGGGTATGCAGGTTAAAAAATATCCTTGCAAATCGTATAGCCTACAAGGGCCAATAACCCAACGGGCTAAAGGATTTTAAGATGAGTCTTAACGATTTAAAATTATACGCTATTAATACAACCACACTTGGTGTAACTACATTTGCACAAATAGAAATGAGTTTAAAAGTATTACTTTTAATAGTAACTATTGGTTACACGTTGTCTAAATGGATTCAGCTTAAAAATAAAAAATAATGTTTAAGTATTTTACTTACGAAGAGTTCGATTCGCCTGACGTACAAGGTAGCGGGCAGATGATGAGTAAAAAACTTATAAGCATATTAGATAGCATAAGAGAAGAGCTAGGCACACCTTTACGTATAACATCTGGTTATCGAACACCTTCACATAACGAAGCTGTAGGTGGAACAAGTAAGTCATCTCATTTAAAAGGACTTGCTGTAGATATAGCTTGCAGTAAAAGTAAAGAACGTTTCTCTTTGGTTAGAGAATTATTAGAACACGGTGTAGACCGTATAGGTATTGGTGATACTTTTATTCACGCTGATATAGACGATGATAAATCACCTAATGTAATTTGGACATATGGCAACTGATAAGAAAACACTTAAGTGTAATAAACCTCGGCGTACGCCAGACCATAAAACTAAATCACACATTGTAAAAGCTTGCAGTGGCGGTTTAGAAAAAATTATACGATTTGGTCAACAAGGTGTTAGCACAGCTGGTAAAAAAACAGATGCTAAGTCTAAAGCACGTAGAGCTAGTTTCAAAGCTCGTCACGCTAAGAACATTAAAAAAGGAAAAATGTCTGCCGCATATTGGGCTGACAAAGTTAAATGGTAATGAAATCAAGAGGGCTAGGAGACGACATAGCAAAGTTTACTAAAGCTACAGGTATTAAAACTGTAGTTGATAAACTTTCAGAGGGGTTAAATATTCCTTGCGGTTGCTCTGCTAGACAAGCTTGGTTTAACGATAAAGTACCTTACAACAAATAATATGGCTTTTAAATTGACACCACCATTTTCAATAGACAATACTCCTATATACAGTGTAGACATGGAGGACGGTGTGTTAGGTAAAGCTAATAATAACGGTACGATTATTATAAATAAAAATGTATCACCTAATAAAATGCAAGAGGTTATTGATCATGAAATGATACATATAGATCAAATGCGTAGAGGTGATCTTGATTATGATAATAAAAACGTATATTGGAAAGGTAAGGTAATACCTCGCTCGAGTATTAAAGAAGGGGCAAAGAATTTGCCATGGGAAAAAGAAGCTTACAATAAAACAAAATAAAAAAAATGGCATATAAACAAAGTCCTGCTTCTTTTATGAAGCACAAGAGTAAAGCTGTAGGATATATGGTTAACGGTTCAGCTGCCCACCTTGAAGGAGATACAGATCCAAATAATGAAACTTTAGTTAGCTCTAAAACTACTAAAATCAGAGAGACAACACCAGAAGGTATTAAAGGTACTAGACTTACCACTGAATCTAGTTTTAGAACTCCAGGTGGTAAAGTAAAAACAACACCAGAAGGTAATGCTGCTTACGCTGCTTTAAGTCAAGAGAAAAAAGATGCACAAGATTCAAAATTTAAAGCTAAAAAACGTAGTGAATCACAAACTAGATTTACACCTGATGCTATTAAAATACCAACAGCTGGTGTACAATCTGTTAAACCAGAAATAACAGCTCCAGACGTTAATAAGGAAATATATAGCAAAGCATTTTCTTCTTCTGAAAATACTAATTATGGTCTTAAAAAAAAGCTATATGAAACAGCAAGAAGCAAAAGATATAGTGATCTTAGGTCAGGTAATATTACGCGTGAAGAAGCAATAGCACAATCCAAGCCTTTGCAAGAAATGAAAAAATCAATGTTTAGCCCTGAGGAAATAAAACAAAAGCAGCAGAAAAGAAAAGTAAGAAAAATAAAAGAAGCTGTTACCAGTATAATTCCTAAGTTACCAAATAAAACTTCATATGAAAAAAAATTAGCCCGCCCAGGTAGAACAACAGGCTCTGGAAATCCTTGTAAAAGTTGTAATTAATAAATAAATAAAACAAAATGGCATATAAACAAAAACAATCATCATGCGCTAAAATGGTAGACGCTAAAGGAAAACCATCAGGTCTTATGATGGCTGGTTCTGCTTACCATATGGAATCTATAAGTCAAGAAAAGAAAAACTTAGTAAACGATATGCCTATTGATGGCAAAGCTTCAGCTATGGAAATGTCTCCATATAAAATGGACGATCCGGATCCAAATGAAAAGGAAAAAAAAGAAAAGCAATCAGCAAAGGATAAATTTCAAAATGCATATCTAGACAAAGGTGGTGATATAAAAAAATTGCAAGAAGCTACTAACCGTGTTATAGACGAAAAAGGAAATGTTAGAGCAAATCCAGGTTCTATTAGAGAATATGACTCAACTGTTAAGTAAATGAAAAAAATTCTTCAATTTATAACTGGAGGTCTCATCAAAGATATAGGTCAAATAATAGATGATCTAGTAACTACAGATGAAGAAAGACTTGCGGCTAAACAAAAAGTTGAAGAGCTGCTAGAGCAAGCAGACAAAGATGCTCAAGACCAGGTAACAGCGAGATGGGAGTCGGATATGAAATCCGATTCCTTCTTGTCTAAGAATATAAGGCCAATGGTTCTTATATACCTTACCTTTATATTTTCTGTATTAGCATTTTTTGATGGTAACATAGGAGAGTTTTCAATAGCAGAGGATTATATACCTATATTCCAGTCACTATTAATAACTGTGTATGGCGCTTACTTTGTGGGTCGTACGTGGGAAAAAGGTAAAAAAATAAGTAATAATAAGTAAAGTTAAATAACTTAAATTAAATTAAATGTCAAATTCAATTACAGCTGAAGAGCTCAAAACTATTAAAGAACAACAATTAGAGCTAAGCACTATTGTAAATCAGATCGGCCAATTAGAAGCAAACAAACACTCGCTGCTTCACAAGATCGCTGGTATTAACGAAGGTATCGAAGATACTAAAAAACAACTAGAAGAAACATACGGAGCTATCAATATTAATTTAGAAGATGGCACGTACACTGAAATCGAAAAGGAAGAAAAAGAAGACGAAGGTGAACTAGCTGTAGTTAAAGCAGAAGACTAATGAGTACTGTTATAAGAAAAATCAGTATTGGTTCTGATTACAAAAACGATGCGATGCATTATGCTGTTGGCCAGCAAGTATATGGCGGACACGAGATATCGCATATTTTGTTTGAAGATAAAGATGCTTCTTATAACATATTTATAAAGAAAAACAACGAGGTATTGCCATGGAAGAAGTTTAATTCTAACATGGCTGTATCTGTTGAATATGATTTAGAATATTAATGAGAAGTGTTTTTGATTTTATAGTCACGCCTGTTGAAAGTAGGTATGACAATGAAGTTGATATAAATGGTAATAAACTTATAGTTAATTCTAGTATAGAAAACTTTAAGTTAATAAGTAGAAAAGCTATAGTTATTTCTACACCATCAGCTTATTCAACACCAATAGAAGAAGGTGACGAGGTTATAATACATCACAACGTATTTAGAAGATATTATAACCAAAAAGGTAAAGAGGTTGATAGTAGCAAAACGCTAAACGATAATCAATACCTATGCCAATTAGATCAAATATATCTTTACAAAAATATATACCAGTGGAAACCTTTGGGTGAACATTGCTTTATAATGCCAATAAAAAATACAGACGACTGGTCACAAGAACCAGAAGTAAAAAATAAAGGTATAGTAAAGATAGGTAATAAAACCTTAAAAACTTTAGGTATAAACGAAGGTGATCTTGTTGGGTTTAAATCTAATAGAGAGTTTGAGTTTGTTATAAACAAACAAAGACTATACTGTATGCAATCAAATGATATTTTAGTTAAGTATGAGTTCAAAGGAAACGAGGAAGAATATAATCCAAGCTGGGCAAAGAGCAGTTGAAGAGTTGATAAAGGTAGCTAAAGAACCTATAGTTGATTCAGATGATGATATATCCGCTGACAGGCTTAAGAACGCAGCTGCTACAAAAAAGTTAGCTATATTCGATGCGTTTGAAATACTTGCTAGAATAGAAGAAGAAAAATCAATGCTTGACGGCGATACCAAAGAAACTAAAGAAAAAAGTTTTAAAGGTTTTGCAGAAGGTAGATCAAGATGATGTACGAGCAATCTTTAGTTAAAAGAATACAAGACCATATAAAACCTAAAGTTTTAAAAAGAAACAACAGGTATAACAAATGGAGATACGGTTATGATGTTGAGCATGACATTATAGTTATAAGCAAAGACGGAACCATAGGTGAGATTGTTGAAATACAAAACCTTAAAATAGCTTTGCCAAAAGAACCTGAAAACGTTTTTAGCATTTCTAAAAAAGTAGAAGAACAAAAATGGACTAAGGCAGAATATCCAAAAAAACTATCTAATATTAAAAGTGTTTTTGATTGGCAGCGTTACCCTAATAGTTTTAAAGAAGAATGGTACGATTATATAGATGAAGAATTTAAAAGACGTGAGCAAGGATATTGGTTCTATAATAAAGGTTTGGCTACTTACATTACTGGTTCTCACTATATGTACCTGCAGTGGTCCAAGATTGATGTTGGGGCAGCAGACTATAGGGAATCAAATAGATTATTCTTTATATTCTGGGAAGCTTGCAAAGCAGACGCAAGGTGCTATGGTATGTGTTACCTCAAGAACAGACGTTCTGGCTTTTCGTTCATGGCTTCCGGTGAAACTGTCAACATGGCAACCATATCAAGTGACTCACGGTTTGGAATATTGTCCAAATCTGGAGCCGATGCTAAAAAAATGTTCACAGATAAGGTTGTCCCAATATCTGTTAACTACCCGTTCTTTTTCAGGCCAATACAAGACGGTATGGATAGGCCCAAAACCGAACTCGCTTACAGAGTACCTGCTTCAAAATTAACAAGAAAGAAGCTTAATGAAGGTCAAGTTGAAGAAGAAGTTGAAGGACTTGATACTACTATTGATTGGAAAAATACAGGTGATAACAGTTATGATGGTGAAAAACTAAAGCTGTTAGTGCACGATGAATCGGGTAAATGGGAAAGACCAGATAACATATTAAACAACTGGAGGGTTACAAAAACCACAATGAGACTTGGTAGTAAGATCGTTGGTAAATGTATGATGGGTTCAACTAGTAACGCTATAGAAAAAGGAGGAGGAAACTTTAAAAAACTTTATTATGCTTCAGATGTTACGCAAAGAAACCGCAATGGCCAGACTAGCTCAGGACTATATAGTTTGTTCATACCTATGGAATGGAACTACGAAGGATTCATTGATGCTTATGGCGTACCTGTATTCGACAAACCAAAAGACGCCGTTAGAGATCCGCAAGGAGACCTTATCACAACAGGTGTTATCGAGCATTGGGAAAATGAAGTAGATGGTCTTAAAAACGACCAGGACGGTTTAAACGAATACTATAGACAGTTTCCACGTACGGAGAAACACGCGTTCAGAGATGAAGCTAAGTTATCTTTGTTTAATTTAACTAAGATATACGAGCAAATAGATTATAACGAAGACATGAGAAATAAAACCTTAGTAACGCAAGGTAATTTCCAATGGACTGGAGGAGTAAAAGATACAACAGTTAATTTTATACCAGAAAATAATGGTAGGTTTTTAGTATCTTGGATTCCACCTGCAATATTACAAAATCGTGTAATAATAAAGAATGGAGTTAAACACCCGGGTAACGAGCATGTCGGTGCTTTCGGTTGTGACTCATACGATATATCAGGTACAGTAGATAATAAAGGTTCTAAAGGATCTTTGCACGGGCTTACAAAGTTTAGCATGGAAGAAGCTCCTTTTAATATGTTCTTTTTAGAATATATATCAAGACCTCCAACAGCTGAAATATTCTTTGAAGATGTGCTTATGGCTTTACATTTTTATGGTATGCCTATACTAGCAGAGAATAACAAGCCAAGGCTATTGTATTATTTAAAAAGAAGAGGTTATAGAAACTTCTCTATAAATAGACCTGACAAAACATTTAATAAGCTTTCAGTTGCGGAAAGAGAAATAGGTGGTATACCTAACTCTAGCGAGGATATTAAACAAGCGCATGCTGCTGCTATAGAATCTTATATAGAAGATTATGTAGGTTTAAAAGAAACTGAGTATGGTCAAATGTATTTTCAACGTACGCTCGAAGACTGGGCTAAGTTTAACATAAACAATAGAACAAAGTTTGACGCGACGATAAGTTCTGGTTTAGCTATAATGGCTTGCAACAAAAACAAATACTCACCAGTGGCTGAAATAAAAAAAGAGCCAGTTAGTATTAATTTTACAAAATACGATAACACAGGTTATTCTTCAAAAATAATAAAATAAATGGTTTATACTAATGTTAATAGTTCTTTTCCAAGTCAGGTAGTACCAGACGTAGAGAAAAATACTTATGATTACGGCTTAGCCGTAGGTAGAGCTATTGAGAACGAATGGTTTAGAGGTGACAAAGGTTTAGGTGCTGGTGGTCGTTTTGGTAATAGTTGGCAAGACTTTCATAGGTTAAGACTATATGCCAGAGGCGAGCAGTCAGTTGCTAAATACAAAGATGAACTATCTATTAATGGTGATTTATCTTATTTAAATTTAGACTGGAAGCCAATACCTGTATTATCTAAATTTGTAGATATTGTAGTAAACGGTATGACCGATAAAGGTTATGAAATAAAATCTTTTGCTTCAGATCCTTTTGCTATTAAGCAAAGAACTCAATTTGTTTTTGACGCTATAAAAGATATGCAGAGTCGCAAACAAATAGAAGCGTTAAACGAAGCTACTGGCCAAAACTTTTTTTCAAGTATAAATCCAGACGCGCTTCCGCAGAATGAGGAAGAGCTAGAGCTTTATATGCAATTAAGTTATAAACAGTCTATAGAAATAGCTGAAGAGGAATTAATTGATAATGTTTTAAACTACAACAAGTATGACGAAGTAAAAAAACGTCTTGCTTATGATTTAGTCGTATTAGGTATATCAGCTGTTAAAACAGATTTTAACTTAGCTAATGGTATTACTGTTGATTATGTAGATCCTGCTAATTTAGTTTATTCATATACTGAAGATCCTAATTTTGAAGATATTTACTATGTAGGTGAAATGAAATCAATGAGCTTGCAAGAAGTTAAAAAACTTTTTCCTTATTTAACTGATTCAGAATTAGAAGAAATACAAAAATATCCTGGTGACGCTAATTATACTAGAAACTATTATGGTCAAGATGATCAATATAGTCAAGTTCAAGTTTTATTTTTTGAATATAAAACTTATAATAACCAGGTGTTTAAGATAAAACAAACCGATCAAGGGCTTGAAAAAGCTTTAGAAAAACCAGATACGTTTGATCCACCTGAAAACGATAACTTTGAAAGAGTACATCGGGCTATAGAAGTTTTATATAGCGGAGCTAAAATACTTGGGCATGAAAAAATGCTTAAATGGGAACTTGCTGAAAACATGACGCGTCCTTTTAGCGATCAAACTAAAGTACAAATGAACTACGCTATATCAGCGCCTAGAATGTATAAAGGTCGTATAGATAGTTTAGTTAGCAAGTGTATTAGCTTTGCTGATATGATACAGCTTACACATTTAAAAATACAACAAGTACTATCACGGACAGTGCCAGACGGTGTATTTGTAGATGTTGATGGTTTAGCAGAGGTTGATCTTGGTAATGGTACAAGTTACAATGCTCAAGAAGCTTTGAATATGTATTTCCAAACTGGTAGTATTGTAGGTAGAAGTTTAACACAAGACGGTGATCCCAATAGGGGTAAAGTACCTATTCAAGAATTACAAACTTCTTCTGGTATACAAAAAATACAAGCGTTAATACAAACGTATCAGTATTATTTACAAATGATACGTGATGTGACGGGGCTTAACGAGGCTAGAGACGGTAGTCAACCAACTAAAGACGCTTTGGTAGGTTTACAAAAATTAGCCGCTGCCGCTTCTAACACAGCAACAAAACACATACTTCAATCATTAATGTATTTAACGATAAGAGCTTGTGAAAATATAAGCTTAAAGGCTAGTGATATGCTTAGCTTTCCTCTTACTAAAAACGCTTTAATTAGTTGTATAAACCAATACAACGTAGGTTCTTTAGAAGAAATAGAAAAACTAAATATGCATGAGTTTGGTATATTTTTAGAGTTAGAACCAGACGAAGAAGAACAACAAATGTTAGAGCAAAATGTACAGATAGCTTTACAGTCTGGAGGAATAAATCTAGAAGATGCTATAGATATTAGGCAAATTAAAAATATTAAATTAGCTAATCAATATCTAAAACAAAAACAAGCTGAAAGAGCTGAGGCTGCTGCTATGGCTCAACAGCAGAATATACAAATGCAAGCGCAAGCTAACGCGCAGGCTTCTGAGCAAGCTGCTTTAGCTGAAGTTCAAAAACAACAAGCTCTTACAGAAACAAAACTACAGCTTGAGCAAGGTAAGTCTCAGTTTGATATACAAAAAATGGAACTTGAAGCTCAAATAAAACGTCAGTTAATGGAGCAAAAGTTTCAGTATGATATGCAGTTAGCTAAATTAGAAGTAGAAGCTCAAAAAGAAAAAGAAGATAAAATAGAAGATCGTAAAGACGAACGTGCTAGAATTATAGGTACTCAGCAATCTGAAATGATTGCGCAGCGTCAAAACGATGAACTACCTAAAAACTTTGAGTCATCTGGATTTGACTCACTAGGAGGATTTGGACTTGAACAGTTTGAACCTAGTTAAAAATAAAATCCTTTAATTTTATATTATTATATTATGTCAACAGAAGTAAAACAAGAAGGAGAATTTAAAATGAAGACTCCTACTAAACCTAAAAACTTAGGTAAAAAAAACGAAGTAACTAAAATTGAAATACCTAAAGAAGGTATTGAATCTCAAGTAGAGGTAATTCCTGAGGTTACTAAAGTAGAAATAAAAAGCGAAGATGCCGTTCAAACACAAGAGACAGATGATAGCGATGCTATTATCGAAGAGTCCAAAGACAGTAGCGACAGCAAGGAAGTGGCTGAAGAAATACGGGCCACCGACGAAGGAGTAGAATCTCCTTTAACTGTAGTTGAAGATACTGAAGAAGAGCAAGAAGTTGTTAAAGAACAAATACAACAACCAGTTGTAGAACAAAAACAACTACCAGAAAATATTGACAAGCTAGTTACTTTTATGGAAGAAACTGGTGGAACTGTACAAGACTATGTTAGGCTTAATGCAGATTATACCAACGTTGATAGTAAAACTTTAATTAGTGAATATTATAAACAAACTAAACCACACTTAGATTCTGAAGATGTAAGTCTTTTACTAGAAGACTTTGATTATGACGAAGATATAGATGAACCAAAAGATATACGCAAAAAGAAAATTGCGTTCAAAGAGGAGGCTGCAAAAGCTAAAGACTTTCTTGAAGGCTTAAAAGGTAAATATTACGACGAGATCAAGTTGAGACCG